AATGAAAGAGGAGTTAATTATGATAGTTTACCCTTAGAAGTAAAGGTAGTATTTTTAGATCTTGCTTATAATTATGGTACGTTATTTTATGATTTTATAAATGCTTGGAAAAATGGTGGTAAAGGTGGAATTATTGCTGAACTAAACAGAAGAATAGCAAGAGGAGAAAGTCAGGTACCAAGTAGAAGACTAAAAGAAATTAACTATTTAAATAAGTAATATGACTTATATACCTAAATCTTTAGTTAATAGTAATTTATATACAGGAGGTGGAGAATTTACTGACCCTAATACGGGCATTCCTTATAAAGGATATTACCATGAAACGTTTACTGGTGCTGCATCTTCTGGTAAAACTCCAAATAGTCCTAATTCTATACCTTTAGTTAAAAATTATAGTGTTCAACAAGAAAATAATTATATAGTACCTACCCAAGAGAACATTAACTATTCGGCTTTACAACCAATTAATCAAGAATTATATCAATCTTCTGGTGATCCTTTAGCTATATTTCCAACACTTACAGGTAAAGATTACCAAAGAGGTCAAATAATTAGATATTTTGCTAAAAAAAGAAATATAAACCCCCCAAGTATAATAGAAATAACTAAAGATGCTTTTAATGATTTAAATGCTAAAAAAGGAAGATATAATTATGCTTTATGGACAGTAACTAGTGTATTNTGGAAAATTTCNGGNCCNTTAAGNGATTCATTAAATGCTAATGGNGTAAAAACATCAGGTATTATTGANACTAATAAAAGATTANTAGAAACTGCNGAANAAANTTTTAAAGGTATTAAACAATATTTATCTNATTTAATTCAATTTGCAGTTAAATCTGATTTAACATTAATAGATGGNTTATATACTGGAGGAGANGANTTAACAGTAAAATTAGATAATAGCAATTATAGTGGTTATTANCANATAATGGCNNATCAAAAAATAATGGATGGAGCAACACANAAACAATCTACAGGTAAAGTACTTTTAGCTGGTGATGCTTTAATNTCAAANCAATTAGGAGGTTTAATCCAACAAGCACTAGGAGAAATAGGTGCTAGAACTGATGTGGNTCCTACAAATAATAGTCGTACATTACAGACACAATTAGAAAATAACATTTCTGGTACACCTGTAGTGAGACAACCCTCAGGAGGTGGAGGCGGAGGTTATTAAATAAGTTATGAATAAAAGGTTATGTATTATATTGTTGAAACAGAACAACAGCTAAAAAGGCTATATTGTTCCGGTAATGAATGTTATATTAGGATAATCCCTATGAATGATGAGTATCATTCTATCCTATCTTCCCCATGTTTAGTTTATTTTAAAACACTAAACGGTAAGGGATATATGTTTCCTATTAATCATAGTGAAGCTTTTAAGTTATCTTTTGAAGAAGTAATGCAGTGGATAGATTCTAAGTTTAAGAAAATTTATACTCTAAATAAGAAAGAAGTTTTGTATTATTTTAATAGTGATAAATTAATTGATATAACTGATGGAAACCATTCTGTGGTTCATAGGAGTAAGTTTGCTGATAGGATGTATAATAAATTCCCTAATTTGGAGTTTGTTAACTCTCTTATTCCCATATCGAAGCATTATGAAACAGAAGAAAAAACTTTTGAGGAAATTAGACAATTTCTTAATAAAGATCCAAAAGATTTTTATAATGATATTTTCCCGAAAGTCTTCAAGGCAATCGAAGAACAAGGAATAAGAATACATCCTGATTATTTTCATAAACATTTTAGTTATAACGAAAAATCATGGTTTTTAAACGGTGAAACCGTGTATACTAAATATAACCTATACAACCTCACCACTCGCCCAACAAACTCATTTAATGGCGTTAACTTTGCTGCTTTAAATAAGAATGATGGTTCAAGGGTTGCTTTTATTCCTAAAAATGATTTATTTTTTGAGTTTGATTATGATTCATATCATGTAAGAATTTTAGCTAAATTAATAAATTATCCATTAGATAATGAATCTGTGCATACTCAATTAGGAAAAATGTATTTTGATAAAAAAACATTGACTGATGAAGAATATAAACGCTCTAAAGAATTAACATTTAAACAGTTATATGGAGGTGTGTTTGATCAGTACAAAGATATTCCATTTTTTAAACTAATGAATGGATATGTAGATAAATTATGGGAAAAATTTAATACCGAAAATAAACTTAAGTTAATAGGAGGTAAGATATTAACTAAAGAACAAATACAAAATCCAACACCTAATAAAATACTTAATTACATTATTCAATCGGCGGAAACATACAACAATGTAATTTCTGTAAAAAAAGTTATAGAATATTTGGAGAATCGACAAAGTAAAGTTATATTATACACATACGATTCGTTTCTCATAGATTATTCTATCAGTGATGGTAAAGAAACCCTTCAAAAAATAAAACAATTATTGGAATCTGAGGGTTATGTTATAAAAGCCAGTTATGGCCCCAATTACGATTCCTTAAAAAATATTTAATATTTATGGTAGATATAGAAATTAATTTAGACGATTTGGCAAATAAACTTTTTTGCACTTTTACAACAAAGGAAGAATTAGATTCCACTTTAGATACAATAAAAGATCAGTATCAAATATTATTTAATAAAATATTTGTTCTTTTTGTTGAATCAACAAATGAGTATGTTTGTACTTATAATGTGGATTCCTTTAATATGTCTAATACTATATTAGATAATACTATTCTATTACATAGAAAGAAAGATTCAAATACGTTATATACAATAAATGCCCTTAATGACTTAATTAAATCATTAAATGAAGGTGTTTTAGATACTAGCTTTAAAGTAGATTGGCAAGATTACAGAAATTGTATTTTGTTAACTACTGGAGGTGAATTAAAAAAGCTAGATACAAAAGTACACAATATTCTTACTTTTTAGCCAAAAATATTTGGTTACCACTTTTTTTTTTATTATATTACTAACAGTTACATTAAAACAAATAAATAGTTATGGATTTAAATTTAATCTCAAGCAAGTTAGAAAAACTTCAAGCCCCGCAAGGGCAACAATCCCAACAAAAGTTTGACAGAAGTCAATATTTTTGGAAGGCACCACAAGGTAAATCACAAATTAGATTTGTGCCTTATGTGGAAAACAAAGACAACCCATTTCAAGAAGTGTTTTTTCACTATGGAATAGGTAATAGAACAATGATCTCACCTATTAATTTTGGTGATAAAGATCCAATTGTTGAATTTTCAAAAGAATTACGTAAAACATCTGAACCTGAAAATTGGAGACTAGCTAAAAAGTTAGAACCAAAAATGAGGGTATTCGCACCAGTTATAGTTCGTGGTGAAGAAAACAGAGGTGTTAGATTTTGGGAATTTGGAAAGCAAGTATATCAAGAATTATTAAGTTATGCTGCAGACGAAGATTACGGTGATTTTACTGATGTGATGTCTGGTTTAGATATGACAGTAGAAGTAGTCCAAGGTAATCCTTATCCACAAACTTCAATCCGTGTTAAACCAAAACAAACACCATTATCAGATGATAATGCCTCTGTTGAAAAATGGATTAAAGAACAACCTGAATTATTCAAATATTATAAGAAATTTACTTATGATGAAATGAAAGCTGCGCTTCAAGACTGGTTAAACCCAGAAGATAGTGTTGAAAATCCGAGTGTTCCAAGTATCACTCCGAAAAAAGAAGAAGGTTATACATTAAATGTTAAATCAAAAGAATCGTTTAACGAAAGCGAATTCGACGATTTATTTAAAGATTAATAAATATGGGTAGAAAAAAAGCTAGTCTTGGGGGCGATATCTCCAAGTCTATTAAGGGGACATTCTCCCTTGATAAATTTAAAGCAGCTAAAGGTTTAGGTTCTACGAACAATACCTTTAAAGAACAAGAATGGATTCCCTTGTCACCAGCTTGGCAAGACATGGTTTCACTACCAGGTATTCCACATGGTCATATTACTTTATTACGTGGCCATTCTGATACAGGTAAAACTACCGCATTATTAGAAGTAGCAGTTAATGCTCAAAAAATGGGTATTTTACCTGTTTTTATTGTTACCGAGATGAAATGGTCTTGGGAACATGCTCAAATGATGGGACTGGAAGTAAATGTAGAAAAAGATGATGAAGGTAAAATTTCAGGCATTGATGGTAATTTTATATTTGCAGATAGAGGGCAGTTACCCACTGTAGAAGCTGTTGCGGGATTCATGGCAGATCTAATGAATGAACAGAAGAAAGGTAATTTACCGATGGATATGGTATTTTTATGGGATTCAATTGGATCTGTGCCGTGTCAAATGTCAGTAGAAAAGGCAAAAAACAATAATGAATGGAATGCTGGCGCAATGTCTACTCAATTTGGTAATTTTATTAATCAAGAAATATTATTATCTAGAAAAGAATCATATCCTTATACAAACTCTTTTGTAGCTGTTAATAAAATTTGGGTTGAAAAACCTATAGGACCTATGTCACCTCCTATTATGAAAAATAAAGGTGGTAATACAATGTTTTTTGATTCTACTTTAATTGTTACCTTTGGAAATATATCTAATTCAGGTTCATTAAAAATTAATGCTGTTAAAGATGGTAAAAAAGTAGAGTGGGCTAAAAAAGTTAAAGTTGCAATTGAAAAAAACCATATTAATGGTATTACTACAACTGGTAAAATTTTAGCTACTCCGCATGGGTTTATTTCAGAAAAGAAAAGTGATGTTGAAAAATATAAAAAAGCACATCAACATGAATGGTGTAAGATTTTAGGAGATGGTCCGTTTGAAGTAACTACGGAAGGATCTGAAGCTGAAGATTTTGCAAACCCAACTCCAACAGATGATTAAAGCACATCAAGATATACTCGATAACTTGCACGAGGGATCAAATCTGGAGCCCCTACATTTAAACAGTAGGGTGCTCCTAATTGATTCAATGAATACTTTTTTAAGATCATTTGCAATTATCCCTGCAATTAACCCCCAAGGTAATCATATTGGGGGATTAGTTGGTTTTATGAAATCTTTAGGATATGCTATAAAATTAATTCAACCTACTAGAGTAATATTAGTATTTGATGGTCAGGGCAATATTACAAATAGAAGAAACACATACTCAGAATATAAAGCTAATCGTCAAATAAAAAGAATAACTAATTTTAATGTTTTTTCAACATTAGAGGAAGAATCAGATTCTGTTTCAACTCAAATGATGAGATTATTAGATTATCTAAAAACATTACCAGTAAATATTTCTATCATAGATAAAATAGAAGCTGATGATACTATAGCATATCTATCCCAAAAATTAAAAGATGATGTTATTATTTATTCTGCTGATCAAGATTTCTTACAATTAGTAAATAAAAGAATTACAGTATATTCTCCAATAAAAAAGAAATTTTATAGACCACAAGATATTTTTGATCAATATGGTTTATATCCTAAAAATTTTATTACAATGAAGTGTTTAATGGGGGATAAATCTGATAATTTACCTGGAGTTAAAGGTTTAGGCCCTAAAAAGTTATTTAAATATTTTCCTGAATTAGGGGGTAGTGAAAAATTTACTTTAAAGGAAGCTTATAGTAAAGCTACTGAAAAAGTTGAAGAACATGGCATTTATGGTAATGTTCATTTATTCAAAAACCAACTAGAAATTAATTATGAATTAATGTCTTTAGAAGATATCCATCTTTTAGATAAAGATGAACAGGAATTAGATGAATTAATAACTACTTCTCCTAACAATTTTAATAAAGCTAAATTTTTAGGGATGTATGAAAAAGATTTACTAGGAAGAGGAATACCTAACACAGAATTTTGGTTATCGGAAGTATTTTCGTATCTTCAAAAATATAATATTAAATAAGTTATGACATTAAAGAGTTTATCACAATATGGGCCTCATTTTCAAGTTAAGGTCCTAAATTCTTTACTTAAAAATAAAAAATTTACACTTAATATAAGAGATGTAATTTTACCTTCATTTTTTGAAAATCAAGCTCACCAATGGATAGTAAAAGAGGCACTACAATATTTTGATGAATATCATTCTACACCAACAATAGATTTTCTTAAAATTGAAGTAAAAAAAATTGATAATGATGTATTAAAAACAGCTATTGTTGATCAATTAAAAGAAATTTATAAATTAATTAATGAAGATCAAGAGTATGTTGAACAAGAATTTTCTAATTTTTGTAAAAACCAATCACTTAAATCCGCCCTATTAAAATCAGTAGATTTACTACAAGATGGAATGTTCGATGATATTCGATTTACAATTGACAATGCTTTAAAAGCAGGTCAAGATAAAAATATAGGGCATGAATATGTAAAAGAAGTAGAAGCACGTTATAAAGAAGAAGATAGACAAGTAATTCCTACCCCTTGGACTATAATTAATGATAAATTAATGGGTGGTTTAGGTGGAGGTGATTTTGGTTTAATATTTGGATCACCTGGTGGGGGTAAATCATGGACAATGGTTGCTTTAGGAGCTCATGCTGTAAAATTAGGACTAAATGTAGTACATTATACTTTAGAATTATCTGAAGGGTATGTTGGTAAAAGATATGATGCTTATTTTGTAAATGAGCCTGTAAATACGGTTCATTTAAAACAAGATAAAGTAAAACAATATATTGATAATTTAAAAGGTACTCTAACTATAAAAGAGTATGCTCCAGGTAATGCTTCTATATCTACTATAGAAGGTCACATACAAAAAATGACAGATCTAGGATACTCTCCAGATTTAGTTATTATTGATTATGTTGATTTATTAAAAAGTAATACAAATGTTAAAGATGAAAAAGAAAAGTTAGATAACACTTATGTTTCTACAAAAGCACTAGCACGAACTTTAAATATCCCAGTTTGGTCTGTATCACAGGTTAATCGAGCGGGGGCTAGAGATGATGTAATTGAAGGAGATAAAGCAGCAGGGTCATATAATAAAATTATGATTACTGATTTTTGTATGTCTTTATCAAGATTACCACAAGATAAAATTAATGGTACTGGTAGATTTTTCTTAATGAAAAATAGATATGGTATGGATGGAATGACTTATCATGCAACTGTTGATGTATCAACAGGGCATATAGAAATGGATGAAAATCCTAGAGAGATTGATGAAAGTATAACAACCCCCAAACAGGTGTTTGCTAATGAACCAACTAATCAAGATAAAAATCAATTAAGTGAATTGTTCAAATATTCTTCCATTAATGAATAATATATACCATATTTATAAACCCGTTATTAAAAAGTTAATTAACAATCTATGAGAGACATTACTAAAGAGAGAATAGTTTATAAACCTTTTGAATACCAAGAAGCATCAGATTACTGGTTACAACAACATCAAGCTCACTGGCTACATACTGAAGTACCTATGATGTCTGATGTAAATGATTGGAAACAAAATCTTACCAAATCAGAAAAAAATATTATAGGATCCATTTTAAAAGGATTTGCTCAAACCGAAACTGTAGTAAATGACTATTGGTCAAGTTTAGTTACTAAATGGTTTAGAAAACCTGAAATAATTAAAATGGCTGTTACTTTTGGAGCGTTTGAAACAATTCATGCTGAAGCTTATTCTTTATTAAATGAGGAATTAGGATTAGACAATTTTAGTGAATTTTTAGAAGATGAAGCTACAATGGCTAAAATATCAGCATTAACCGAAGTTAGAGATTCTCATAATGGGGAAGCTGATTGGCATGAAAGAGCTAAATCATTAGCTATATTTTCGGCTTTTACAGAGGGAGTAAATTTATTTTCATCATTTGCTGTTTTATTATCATTTAAATTAGATAATAAACTTAAAGGTGTAGGTCAAATAGTAGAATGGAGTATTAGAGATGAATCATTACATTCAAATGCTGGGTGTTGGTTATTTAGAACTTTACTAGAAGAACATCCAGAATTAAATACACCAAAATTAAAAGAAGATATTGAGGAAGCAGCTAGATTATCTTTAAAATTAGAATTAGATTTTATTGATAAAGTATATGAAATGGGTGATTTAAAAGGATGCTCACAATATGATTTAGTAT